TAGAGAGTTCTTATACACTTAATCACATAGCGACAAAAGAATTGGGTAGAGGTAAGCTGGAATATGAAGGAAGTTTGGATGACCTATTTGAAAATGATTTAGAAAAATTTATTGAGTACAACATTACTGACGTAGAACTGATTGTAACGATGGATACAAAACTTCAATTTATTGAATTAAGTAGAGCCATCTGTCACTCCGGTTTTACTCCATATGAAGATTATATTTTTTCATCAAAATACTTAGAAGGTGCATGTTTGGCGTATCTTAAAACAAAAAAATTAGTAGCACCAAATAAACCAAAAAATCACAAAGATAAACTCGCCGAACAATCGGAAGCGGGTGAAGATAAGTTTATTGGGGCGTATGTGAAAGAACCGATTGTTGGTAAGTATGATTGGATTTATGATTTGGATTTAACATCCCTATATCCATCAATCATTATGACCTTAAATATTTCACCGGAAACTAAGGTTGGTAAGATTTCAAATTGGGATCCTGAATCTTGGGTTAGGGGTGAAGAAAGGCAATACACCGTTGTTGGAAAAACAAAAGAGTTTACATATAATAGAAAAGAATTAGAAGAAGTTATCAAAGATAATCAATTAGGTGTAGCTGCGAATGGGGTGTTATATACTCAAAAGAAGCCTGGATTAATTGCAGATATCTTAGATAATTGGTTTAATAAAAGAGTTGAGTTCAGAAAGTTAGAAAAAAAATATGGAGAAGAAGGTAATACTGAATTGTATGATTTTTATGCAAAAAGACAATTAGTACAAAAGATTCTTTTGAATTCAATGTATGGTGTATTAGGACTTGTAGCATTTCGTTTCTATGATATTGATAACGCCGAAGCCGTAACTATTACCGGTCAAACCGTAATTAAAAAAACTGCGGAAATGGCTAATCTAAAATATCAAAAAGAGTTAGGTACAAAAGATGATTACAATGTTTACATTGATACGGATTCAATCTATATGATGGCAGAGCCGCTAGTAAAACATAGATTTCCTGAGTATAAAACCTTTGACCAAAATAGAATGGCGACAGAAGTTAATACCATTGCAGATGAAACTCAATCGTTTTTAAATTCATTCTACAATTTGTTAGCTGAAAGATTTTTTTGTATTCCAAAAGAAAAACATCGGTTTGAGATTAAGAAAGAATACATCAGTAAAGCGGGATTTTGGGTAGCAAAGAAAAGATACGCTCAATGGATGATTTTAAAGAATGGTATTCCTTGTGATAAGTTGGATGTAAAAGGATTGGACGTAGTACGTTCATCATTTCCCAAAGCATTTCAGGACTTTATGGCTAAGATGTTAAAAGATATCTTAATGGGTAAAACAAACGAAGAAATAAATGAATCACTTTTAGAATTTAAAAAGAGTTTACCTAATCTTCGTATTAATAAAATAGCAAAAGGTGGAGCTATTAAAGAATTAAGTAAATATGATAAAGGTAAGTGGAGAAAAGATAGTGGGTTAGCTATTGCTACTTTTCAAAAAGGAACACCTGCACACGTTAAGGCCGGTATTACATATAACCGATTACTGAAATTCTTTGAATGTCCGTTTAAATACGAACCAATTAAAGATGGTGAAAAAGTTAAATGGGTATATCTCAAAAGTAATCCATTAGGGATAGAAACTGTGGCATTTAGAGATTATAATGACCCAATCGAAATTTTAGATTTTATCAATCAATATGTTGATAGGGATGGGATTTATAAAGCGGAGTTGGAAAACAAATTAACTGATTTCTATAACGCTCTAAAATGGGAAATGGCATCCGCTGATTCTCAAAACGCAAAAAAGTTTTTTGAATTCTAAACTTTTTTTCGTATATTTGTAAAACAAAATAAAATTATGGCAAAGGCTAAAAAAACACAAAAAGAAAAATTAGAACCAATTGGTGAATTAAAAATGACATCAGCTGAAAAATTAGAACAATGCGAATGGGTATTCCAATTTGATGGAGATGAACCACAAATATTTGCATGGACAGGAGAAGATATGACGAATGAAGAACCAACTGTAACATTTACTATTAGTAATACTAAAGATGCTTATATATCTTTTACTAGTAAGCAAAATGGTAAACGTTTTAAATTATTCGCCAGAGAACTTTCAGATGAAGGAAAAAAATTAAGAGAACATAACCTTAAAAGTGTGAAAAATGAAAGTTAATATAAAAAGATTACACGAAAACGCAACGATTCCATTTTACGCAAAAGAAAGTGATGCTGGAATGGATTTAGTTATTACAGATATTAAGGGAGAAACTGAGTGGGATATTAGTTATGGATTTGGTATTTCAATGGAAATACCTGACGGATTTATGGGACTTGTTTTTCCTCGTTCATCTATCCGCAAAACCGATTTAATTCTTAGCAATTCGGTTGGTGTAATTGATGCTGGTTATAGAGGTGAAATTCAAGCCACATTTAAGAAAACGGGTGGAGCAGTATATAAAATTGGAGACAGAGGGGCACAACTTATTATCATACCACATCCAATTATAGAATGGGATGAAGTAAATGAATTAAATAATACCGAAAGAGGCGAAGGCGGATTCGGTTCAACTGGAAAATAAAAAATAAAAATATGTTTGAATTTAAAGAAGAACAAATAAATCACTCATTATGGGTGGAAAAATATCGTCCATCTAAACTAGATGATTATGTTGGAAATGAACACTTAAAAAATAAAGTAAGTGGGTATATTCAAAACGAAGACATTCCTCATCTTTTATTTTTTGGAAAAGCCGGCACTGGTAAAACAACATTGGCAAAGTTAATTGTTAGTTCAATTGAATGTGATTTTATGATGATTAATGCATCTGATGAAAACAATGTTGAGACCGTAAGAAATAAAGTAAAGAACTTTGCATCTTCTATGGGATTTAAAAAATATAAAATCATTATCTTAGATGAGTTTGATTATATGACTCCTCAAGCTCAAGCAATCCTTAGAAATTTAATGGAAACATTTAGCAGGCATTGTAGGTTTATTTTAACTTGTAATTATATTGAAAAGATTATTGAACCAATTCAAAGCCGTTGTCAAACGTTTCAAATTACACCACCAACTAAAAAAGATGTGGCAATTCAAATGAGTAAGATTTTAAAATCAGAAAGTGTTGAGTTTGACCCAAAGGATTTAGTTCCAATTATCGATTCTTCTTATCCAGATATTCGTAAGATTATTAATACCTGTCAATTAAATTCTCTTAAAGGTAAATTGCAAGTTGATGTACAAAATCTTTTAGAGAATGATTATAAGTTGAAAGTTCTTGAAGTTCTTAAATCAAATGATGATAAGAGAAACAAGTATATGAAAATTAGACAGACGGTTCTTGATTCGAAAGCTACTGATTTTTCTGACCTATATACATTACTATATGAAAAAGTTGATGATTATGCGGGAGAAAATACTGCAAATGTAATTTTAGTTTTAGGTGATGGCGTTGCTAAATCAGCAGTAGCAATTGATAAAGAAATTATCGCAGCAGCTACATTAATTCAAATTTTAAATATTATATAATGGCTAACATTTTAGGAGCAGGTGGACAACCAATAGCACCACAGGAAGAAAAACCAATTCCATTAGAAAAAACCGAACCAATTGCGTGTAAGAAATGTGGTGGAGAGATTTTTGTACAAGGTTTTGGATTTCGTAAGATTTCAAAGTTATTAACTGGTAAACCAAAGGATGAAGTCCTACCAGTAGAATTATTCTTATGTGGTGATTGTGGTGAAGTATTAAATGAATTATTACCTCCGGGTTTAAAAGTAGAAGACTAATGGCAAAAGGATTATTCGACCACATCAATGCAATTACAAAAGACCAGGACCCAAAGTATTGGGATAAGCTAGAAGATGCTGATAAGAAAACTTGGAGTAATTGGTTAATCATTCGTTACATGTCTATGAATCCTGATTGGGTTGAGGTGGTAGCGGAAATTCAACCTTATATTCAAGAGGCACCTCCTAAAGCGGTTTATAAAGCATTAATCGGAGTCATACCAAAAGGAAAAACATATCTTCGTTATATGAAAGGTAAATCGGTAAAAGATTATGAACAATGGATTATCGATTTGGTAGCCAAATGGTTTATGGTCTCTAGCAGAGAAGCATCTGATTATTTAGATATATTATATGAAAGTACCATTGGTAGAGAAGAAATTAAACGAATTGCCGAAGCGTACGCCACAAATCCAAAAGAAATTACTAAGTTAAAACTTAAAGTATAATTTGGTAATCTCACCCTTTTTTCGTATCTTTAACGTATAAACAAACTCAATGGCAAAAGTATCATTTTCGCAGTACTCAATGTGGAGTAGCTGCCCCCAACAATATAAGTTAAACTATATAGATAAATTAGGTGAAAGTTCTGGTAACATTCACACACTATTTGGTAGTGCAATGCACGAAACTATCCAACATTATCTTTCGGTAATGTATGGTGTATCCAAAAAACAAGCCGATGAAATTGAATTGGATAGATTGTTATTGGATAGAATGAAAGAAAATTTTACTAAAGAAAAGGAAGCTCTTAGTGAAGGTGCTCCGTGTACTCAATTAGAATTAGAAGAATTTTATGGCGATGGTAGAAGAATTCTTAGTTGGTTTAAAAAGTATTGTAGTAAATTTTATTCTAAATCCGGCTACGAACTAGTTGGTATTGAAATTCCATTAAATGCAAATATTAAACCGGGTGTTCATTTTATTGGATATATAGATATTGTATTGAAAGATTTAGCTGAAAATTCAATTATAATTGTTGATTTAAAAACTTCAACAATGGGTTGGAATCAATATCAGAAAGCGGATAAGATGAAAAATTCTCAAATCCTCCTATATAAAAAGTACTACTCAGAATTATTTAATATTCCTCTTACTAAAATAAAAGTAGAATATCAGATAATGAGAAGAAAACTACCTGAAGATTCTGCATTTCCAATTCCATACATATCAAAGCACGTTCCTCCTAACGGCTCACCCTCAGTTAATAAAGTATATGATGAATTTATGGAATTCATTAATACTGTGTTTGATGATGGTGGTGCGTTTAAAGATATCGAATTCCCTAAAGTACCTGGACAAAATAAAAAGAATTGTAAATGGTGTGAGTTTATGAGTAGAGGGATATGTGATGGAAAAGCGAGTAAATAAAAAAGTTCCTTAAAAATTATTGTTTTTTTATTTACAATATACTTATATATACAAATATATAAAAACAATATCTACAATGGAACAAGGAAACACAAAACTAACAACCGTAAAAATATTGAAAGATGTATATTCATCATTTAAAAAAGTATCTTTTAATTCAGAGGTTACCCTACAAAAATTGGTAAACAGAACTGTAGAAAGATACGTTTCAGACGAAAGTTTTAGAAGCGAAATGAATGAATATGTAAAACTACAAATTTCAGGTTCACAATTTTAACAACACAAATAAGTTATGGCAAAAAAGAAGATTCTGTTACTTTCAGATGACTTAAGAATGGCAAGTGGTATTGCCACCGTATCAAAAGAATTAGTATTAGGCACAGTACATAAGTACGATTGGTTTCAAGTAGGAGCCGCAATTAATCATCCAGAAGCTGGTAAGGTTTTAGATGTTAGTGAAGATATACAAAAAAATTATGGTATCGCGGATGCCAATGTAAAGATACTTCCTTGGAATGGTTATGGTAATGCGGACTTGATTAGACAATTAATCAATACAGAAAAACCTGATGCTATCCTACACTTTACTGACCCTCGTTATTGGACATGGTTGTATGATATCGAACATGAAATCAGACAAAATGTTCCACTTTTATTCTACGCAATTTGGGATGATTTACCAGACCCATTATATAATCGTAACTTCTATGAAAGTTGTGATTGGATTGGTTGTATATCTCGTCAAACATATGGTATCATTAAAAGGTTATCAGCGTTAGATACTAAACCAACTTGGAAACCTAAAAAGGATTGGCAAGTAGGGTATGTACCACATGGTATTAATACAAACATATATAAGCCAGCAGAAGTCTCTGCTGAATTCCGTAAAGAAATTTTAGGTGGTAAGGATTATGATTTTGTTTTATATTGGAGTAATCGTAATATCAGAAGAAAACAACCTGCAGATGTTATTGTAGCATTTAAAAAGTTTTGTGATAAGATTGGTAAGGAAAAAGCAGATAAAGTTTGTTTAGTAATGCATACACAACCTGTGGATGAAAATGGAACTGATTTACCTGCGGTAATAGATGTAATGGCACCTGAATGTAATATTATATTTTCAGAAAAGAGAAGACCTCAAGAAGAATTAAATCTTATCTATAATATAGCAGATGTAACAATCAACATTGCTAACAACGAAGGATTTGGATTAGCAACTGCAGAATCAATAATGGCAGGAACTCCTATAATTGTAAACGTAACTGGTGGATTGCAAGACCAATGTGGATTTGCAGTTGATGGAAAAATGTTAACTGCCGAAGATTACGTTAAAATTGGTTCATTGCACGAATGGAGAAAGTGGGAAGGTAAAGCTATTCCTGGTTCTTGGGTAACACCAGTATGGAGTAGAGCATTAGCATTAGCAGGGTCTGTACCAACACCTTATATTTGGGATGATAGAGTTGATATAGAGGATGTTGCAGAAGCAATTGAGAAAATGTATAACACACCAAAAGAAGTTCGTAAAACAAACGCATTAGAGGGCAGAGAGGCGTTTGTCAATCAAATGGGATTAACACATACAAATATGTGTCAAACATTAGTTGATGGAATTGAATCTACATTTGAAAATTGGAAACCAAGAGAAAGATTCGAAGTATTTAAAATAAAATAAGTTATATAAATGAAACCAACATTAGTATTTCAAGGACCTATATTCACTCGTAGCGGTTACGGTGACCATTGTAGAGATTTAATGAAATCCCTACGCAAGATGGATAAGTATGATATTAAAATTATACCTTTGAGATGGGGAAGCACTCCACAAAACCAAGTTGATGGTGAAAGTGAATTTGGTAGATGGATGTTAGAAAGAGTTATTACAGAAGTAGGAGAAAAACCAGATGTGTTTATACAGGTTTCTGTAGCAAATGAATTTGAACCAAAAGGACATTATAGTATTGGTATAACAGCCGGTGTTGAAACTACAATCTGTCCAAAAGATTTTATCGATGGTTCTAATAAGATGGATTTAATTATAGTACCATCCCATTTTACAAAACAAAATATTGGTGGAACTGTATATCAACAAAAAGATAATGCAACTGACCAAATAGTTGGAGAAATCAAAGTAACAAAACCAATTGAAGTTCTTTTTGAAGGAGTTGATACTGAAATATTTTCCAAAGGAAGTGGTACTGATGTATTAGCTAATGTAAAAGAGGATTTTAATTTCTTAATTGTAGGGCATTGGTTAAAAGGAGATTTAGGACAAGATAGAAAGGATATTGGTATGGCAATTAAAACATTTGCAACTGTATTCCAATACCTTCCAAAAGATAAAAGACCAGCACTTATTGTTAAAACATCGCACGCTGGGTTTAGTGTTATAGATAGAGAAGCAACTAGAGAAAAACTCGAAGGTGTATTAAAAACATTTGGAGATAAATGTCCATCTATATATTTGTTACATGGTGATATGGAAGAAAGTGATATGAGTAATTTATATCATCATCCAAAAGTTAAAGCAATGATATCATTTACAAAAGGTGAAGGATATGGTAGACCAATGGCTGAGTTTACCCTAACAGGTAAACCAATTATTGCAAGTGGTTGGAGCGGACAAATGGACTTTCTACCACCGGATAATGCAGTTTTATTAGAAGGTAATTTAACACCTGTGCATGAATCAGCAGCTGACCAATTTTGTATGAAAGAAGCACAATGGTTTACTGCAAATTATTCAAATGCGGCAAATAAAATATATGATGTATATAACAAGTATGATTCTTATTTAGATAAATCAAAAGGATTGAGAGAAAATACTTTAAAAAACTTCACCTTAGATAAAATGAATGAAAAATTTGAGCAAATACTTAATACTTATGTAAAGGAACAACCCAAATTAGTCCCATTTAATATGCCAAGTGTGAATTCAACAAAAATGCAAATACCAAAATTAAATAAGATTTAAAATGCCGTTCGCAAATTTATACAAATCATATATAGAACAAGAAGTAAGTGTTGGTAAAACAGCGATTAAACCAAGAAACGTATATATAATTGAATCGTATGTGTATGCGGACGGTAAACAAAAAAGTTTTTCTGGTAACAATACCGCTTATATATTTGTGATAGGTATTTCTTCTGAAAAGGTAATATCTTGTATAAAATTAAGTGAAATAAAACCTGATAAATTTTTTAAATGGTTACAACCGTTATTTAATCCAAGTATTACCGATGAAGCATGGGGGAAATCTAAAACATTGGATGAGGTATTAAAAAAGAGTGGTAAAGATGGTAGTGGGTTATTTAGTCAGTTTGTAAAAACTAGCCCAATTTATAACTTAAACCCAACACCATATAGAACTTATTCTTTAAAAGGAATAAAACAGGCATCTGAAGTTAAATTCAAAAAAGATTTTCTTAAATCAATACATCCGATTTTACGTCTTAAAACGGAAAAACCCAAGCCAACAACTCCAGAACCGGTAGAAACACCAACCCCAACTGAAGCAAAAACTAAAGTTTAATTATTTTATTTTTAAACAATATTTATATTTACTATTATAGCAATCTAATTAGTAATTATAAAATATGGCATTAGTAACAAGAATTCCTAAAGGGGCTCCACTCACAGCCGCAGAGATGGATAATAACCTAACGTTTTTAGAGGGTTTAATAAACGCGGGTACATCAGGTACATCGGGTACGGCAGGCACATCTGGTTCAAGCGGAACATCTGGTTCAAGCGGAACTAGTGGTACGGCAGGTACTTCAGGTACAGGAACTGCTGGTAGTTCAGGAACATCTGCTACAAGTGGAACTTCTGCAACTTCCGGAACATCTGCTACAAGTGGAACTTCGGGAACATCTGGTATAAAAGGTGATTTATTCACATCAACCGCATCTGATTCACATTCAATAACTGTTGGAGCTAAAACATTTATAATAGCAACGGGTCTTTCTTGGACACCTGGTCAACAAACAATTATAGCATACGATGGTAGCAATTATATGACAGCTACCGTAACATCTTATACTAGTGGTACTGGACAATTTGTTGTTAATGTTGTTTCCGTTGTTGGAAGTGGTGGCCCATTTACATCTTGGAGTATAAATACGGCAGGTGCAACCGGACAAGCTGGAACATCGGGAAGCGGTGGAACATCTGGAGTAAATGGAACATCAGGAAGCGGTGGTTCATCGGGAATAACGGGAACTGCAGGAAGCGGTGGTTCATCAGGAACAACGGGAACTGCAGGAAGCGGTGGTTCATCAGGTATAAATGGAACTGCTGGAAGTACTGGAACTGCTGGAAGTACTGGTTCTAGTGGTACAACTGGTTCTAGTGGTACAACTGGTTCTAGTGGAACATCTGGAACATCTGGAGTAAATGGAACATCTGGAGTAAATGGAACATCTGGAGTAAATGGAACATCAGGAAGTGGTGGTACATCGGGAAGCGGAGGAACATCAGGAACTTCTGGCACATCAGGAACTTCTGGTACAAGTGGTGCTGGTACATCTGGTACATCTGGTACAAGTGGAGCAGGTGCTACTTTTACTGGTACTACACAAAATGGTGTAATAACACTATCAGTTTTAGGTGCACCAAACACAAATGTAAATAGTAATTTAGTATTTGATGGTAGTTTATTAACGGTAACTGGTAATATATCAGCTGGTAATATAATATCATCTGGTAATATATCTGCATCTGGAGCATTTACCGCATCATTGGCAAATGGATATGCTTGGGTTGGTGGAGCTGGTAATAGAGCAACATTGGTAGCAACATCATCTTTCGGTGGAGGAACGGCAACAACCGATGGTATATTCAGAACAACTGGTTCTGTGGTAGCAACAACAAATAATGTACAAATAACTGGTTCATTAGATATTAATGGGCCTATGACTGCATCTTTAAGACAAGGATACGTTTGGGTTGGTAGTAGTTCAAATAAAAATAATTTACAAATCACAACTTCATCTTTAGGTACATCATTAACAATTGCAGATTCAATTCCATCTGTTCCAGTATCTGGCGTTAGTCAGATAACTTTTGATGGGGGTACTCTAACAAATCAAGGAAATGGTGCAGTTACTGTAACAATAACTGGTGGTGGTAGTAATACATCAGGAACTTCTGGTACAAGCGGTATAAGTGGCACTACTGGTACATCGGGAACATCTGGTGCAAATGGTACATCTGGAGTAAATGGATTTGGTTCATCCGGAACGGGTGGAAGTAGTGGTACATCCGGTACAAGTGGAGTAGGTTCTTCTGGTATAAATGGCACAGCCGGAAGTAGTGGTACATCCGGTACTCAAGGTTCTTCCGGAACATCTTCAGCAGCTGGAAGTAGTGGTACATCA